TGAATTGTATTGACAATGTCTCGACCGACTTCACCAGCAATCTTTGATAATTCTTTTAATTGCTTTTGTCCCTTTTCGGAATTTAAAGCACTTGCCAACTTAACAGCAAAGTCAGAAACAGATGGTAATAAAGACGCACCTAATGCATTTACAACCACCTCTGCTGATGATTTCAATTGTGCTAACTTAGCTTTAGTTGTATCCATGTTCTTCTGAGCAAGATTTTGAACATAACCTTGACCGTCAGCTGCATTACGGACTTTTTTATTTAACTCGTCAAGTTCTTCATTATTTTGAGCAAGGATAATACCTGCTTGCATACCAGTTGTTCCAAACAAGGCGTGGAAAATGTTATTCTTGACATCAGCATCTTTTATGCCTTTTGTATGATCGTTGATAACCTTCATTATCTCAGACATACTCTTTAATTGGCCGTTAGATTGAACTAACTGATTACGAGAAATTCCTAAACTAGATAGCATGTCTTGAGCGCCAGAAGCAGCTTGTGCCTTACCTTCTAACTTATCAAGATTTTCTTGTTGCTTTTTTAATTGTTTGTTAGAAGACTCAACCTGTTTTGCAAAGTTTTTCTTACCTTTTGTGCTGTTCTTTTCTGCTTCAGTTGCCTTATTAACCGCATTTTGAGCATCTTGAACTTTTTGCTTTTGCTCTTCAATTTTTTGGTTCATCTTGGCTTGGCCTTCAGCACTTTTTTCTTGAGCACTAACTTGTTCGCCCAATGCCTGTGTCAAAGAGTTAATAACTTTACGTAAACCTGTACCGGCTTTATCAGCTTCAAGACCATGGTTAGAAAGAATACCCATTGCTGAAGATGTAGTAGATAGTTCAATTCCAGCAGAGTGTGCCGTGTCGGCAACATACTCCATACCCTTACCCATTGACTGGAAGTCGGTAGCTGTCATATCAGCCGCATAAGCAAGTTGATTAGTAACGTCCTTGGTGTTCTTGACCATTTGGTTAGCGTTATCAACACGTAAGCCATAAGCATCAACGACTTGTGATGTAACTGACAGAACATCGTTGAAGTCATCGCCAGAGGCAACGGAAGCTTCTAACTCCGACCGCATAGACCCTAATGCTGCTGTAGTTGTATAACCACGTTTAATTAATTCTTGGTATCCTTCAGCAATTTCAAACTGTGACTTACCGTATTCAACCGAAAGTTTTGCGCCGTCTTTCTGCATTTGATTGACGTTGCGTTGGGCTTCAGCGGCTTTTTCACCGCCAGTAACTGCCAGATTATAAGTCTTGATAAATGAATTTTCTAATTCAGCAGCAGACTGCACACCTTTCGTTGCAATAGCACCAAGTCCAACTGTTACTAAAGCGCCCGCAGCAGCGAAATCTTTAGCTTTCTGTGTCACATAATGGATGCCATCGCCCATCTTAGTTGTAGCTCTATATGCTATATTAGCTCCAGATGAAAAGCGGCCAAATCCGTAGGGGTTAGCCGAATTAACTTCTTTTTGGGCACTTTTAAACTCATCTTTCATTTTTGCAATGTTAGTCGCAGTATCGTTTACCCTAACGGTCTGTTTGCGATATGCTTCGCTAGCGATTCCAGAATCAGCTTCAACTCGCTTAAGTTCTTCTGACTGCTTATTATATTGTTGTGAAAGATTAGATAGAGAAGATTTCAGAGCGTTGGCCTGAGCTATATTAGCTTGTCTCTCTTTATTTTCAGCCTTTAATCGATTGACGTACGAATCAGACACTGCATTTGTTTGTTTATATTCAGTTTGAAGCTGTGCTAAACCACTTTTTTGATACTCAAGAGATGACTTCGCGCGTTGTTGTTGAGCTTCTAAACTAGCTAGTTGCTGATTAGCTTGTTGAATATTCTTTTCGTATTTCAAAAAAGACTCGGCACCTTCTTTAGTAGAGGTGTCCAAGCCTTTTTGTCGCTGTTCTAATTCGCTTATTTTGGTCTTCTGAACATCCATTTGACGTCCAAGACCGTCGTATCTTTCTTCCGCAGCTTTTAAATAATCACCGGAAGATTTAGCGGCCGCTTCCTGAGCTTTCCAAGCGTTTTTAACTGAATTAACAGCATCACTAAGCCCCCTCAGACTGCTCGTTGCCTTAACTACGTCTAAGGCAATAGATGTCGCCATTTCAGCTTGAATTCTATCAACCATTTACACTCCTTCCTTTGGTATATCTAATCCCATCTGTCGGGCAACATCTAACGGATCAGCAGCTCGTTTATCAGGTTCTTTAGCATTAAGCATTTCCATGAACGAGAAATATTCTTGGTGATCTAAATCTCCTGGTAAAATACCATATTCCTTAAATAACTGCTTTTTAAAATAACGAAAATCTTCTAGTTCGTTTTTTTTATCAAATATCAGTCGGCTAATTCGACTGAGCCTTCTTTTGGGTCTTCTTTTGCCTCTTTTTCACGTAGCGCTTTCTCTCTTTTGACAGCTTCTTCATACTGCTTATCCGTGACGCCTCGTAAACGGTCTGATATATAAGAAAAGGCTTCTTTAAACTGTGTTGCATCAACACTATCTTTAATCTTTAAGATTTCTTCATCTGTCAACGAAAAGGTATCTTGCACAAAATCAAACATCAATTTTTGAACTCTGCGCTCTGCTAACATATAGTCCAGTGTAGTCATGTCTTCACTATTTTCAAGCATTTTTTGATCATGCTCTAAAAGTTCAATACCTAACTCATTCATTTTATTGAACTGTCCAATTGTCATTCTAACTGGAACTGTTTTTGTCAAACCGAATTTGTTTAATTTAATTTTTTCTGTTGAAACCGCCATTTTAAAAGCTCCTTTTTAGTTATGTACGGGCTACGCCCAAGTTATTAGATAATAACCGCCCATTGCTGTATTGTGTATTTATCCGGCGATTTAACATTAATCATTGCCCAGTAGTTGTTCCTGATCCCGAAGCAGATGTAGGCTTTTTGTATCCAGGAAATACTTCCGTCATCATGTCATCAAAACTAAACTTTTGATCAATAGTCGAATAAACCTTATACGCTTGACCTTTAAACATGCCATCAACGATTGGACTCTTTGAGTTGAATGTCAATTCATCATTTGAGTCAACTTCGTTTTGATTGTTAGTTCCTAAAGTCTTGTTACCGGTAGTAACATGGCAGTTAGTCAACGCATAATAAATATCATGCTGCTTATCCAATGTTTGCGTCTTAAACAAAGCATAAACAGGCTTCAAAACATCGCTCGGTGTATAACCGCCCTTACCATCTGATTCCATTCCTAGCATTTGTTGTTGTGCATTAAACTCTAAATCTAAGAATGTTGTTTGTGCTGTTGGATAAGCCGTTCCCTTAGAGGCACGCTTTTGCTTGTTATTTGCATAACCAGGTGTTACCGTTCCGGTTAAGTTAGCAAACTGTACCTGCGTTAAACCCTCAGCGGACGCATTTGTATGTCCATCAGCAAAGTAAACTCCCGTTGTATCAAGTCCATCGCTGCCTGCAATAATTTGACCTGTATTTTGATCAGCTTTGGCGAACCATGCGCCTACAATACCTTGTGTTGCCATGAATTATTCCTCCAATAAGAAATTTTTTGTAAAATAAAAGACCTTAGTCACTTGATTAGTTTTCGGGTCATTTATGTGTGATTTAGATTGACTTAGGTGCCAATCGTTGCTTTCTAATTTTCTTGCGACTGCGATTTCTACATCTAAAATTGGTTTGTCAAAGTTTGTACCATAAAATATTTGTACTTCAACGCCATAGCTTAAATTTCTGAATCGATTGTTAGCTCGCTTGTCTAAATCATTAATCGATTCCGTAATTAAAACAACGGTGTCAGCTGTATTCTTAAGATATTCTTCATCAATTTCGTTTGTAAAAACAGCATTTGCAAATGATAATGACTCGATTAAGTCACTAACTTCATATATAGGTAATATCATTTGTCACCGCCTTTTAATAAGCGTTGATATTCAGCATATTGCGCCTGTAAAATTAACTGCTTTGAGTTCCGACGAGTATCATCGACAAAGTGATCGCCTTTCATAAACTTAGTACCATCATTCAGAAACCTAGCAATACGAGCATGATTAATACCTTTGTTTGTGAATCCCACAATAGATGTTCCGTCCCTAATATAATCAATATTGGTGTCACCTATTTCTATAGAATCAGCCAAGTGCTCAATTTTACTCGTATCTCTATTTTTTTGATAATGTTTCAATTTAGTGACGTGTACTAGTTCTGCTTTTAAAACTTCTGCCCCTACATGCGTAATTTTTTGTCGATCATTGACACTTGGGACAAGTTTATTAACATTTTTAAACCAGCTATCTAATGCTTCATCAAGTTCCATTCACAAGCCCCACTGGCTCCTTTGTAATCGTGATGTAGTCAAAAGATATAGGCGTGTTAGTCTCATCCGACGAAACATACTTGATATCATGAATAGCACCACTCTTAACAAAGCGAACCTTTAAATTACGTGTAACGTCCATAACGTGCCTTACAGCAATTATTTTAGTTTCTTGTATATCTGTTCCAAAGATACTATCAGACTGTGTGACAGAACGACTACGTGGCGCATAACGCAATGGCTTACCAACTGAAACAAAAGTAGGTACTTTCAATCCAGTATTTCTATTCTGAATAGATTTTACTGTACCAAATTCAATCTTGCCTATAAAATTACTAGGCTTTAGTTTTCCGCTAACCATTAATCTTACCAACTTTCCATCTTATTTTATTCAGCATGTATTGATAAGACTTTGGGTAAGCGATTTGTTGTCCTGACAAGGCACCACGATTATAGTAGTTGAAATCAACCAGAGTTCTAACTGCTTGATTAAATATCGGCAACTTTCGATATACTTCAATATCAATAGAGCTGTCAATTGAACCACGAGCATCTTCCTCGGCGTATTCAATCAAACTTTTAAGGACATCCTCATCACCATCAATAGCTAAATAGTCTTGCATGTCGCTCACTTCAATACCAGTTGAAGGAGCACGAGGTGAATTTGTTTCATCTGCCATAAATTACTCCTTATTTACCATCGCCACCGGCAGGTGTCGCTGTGTTAGTGATGAAATAGCCAGCCTTATCATCTGCTTGCTTAACACCAAATCGGAAAGCAGCACCTAAGTAACGGCCATAAATTTTGCTGTCTTCCCAAGCCAAAGTAATTTCTTGACGGTTAGGCATTAGCACGCCACGCTTTATGTCGCCGATAAATGCTTTTTGATCACCAGCATTGCCGAACAAATCATCCCCAATTACATAAACTGGTACTCCTAGCAACGTCTTTCCAGAAGTTTGCGCTAATGATGCAGTTGATTCTTGGAGTAAGTAACGTCCGTTCTTATCTTTCAATGTATCAACGGCATTGTAGAATGATTGGCTAGCGATAATAACACGTGCATAAGCTGGATCTAAATCAACATTCAAAATGTGCTTGATTTGGTCGGCTAATGTATCGCTAGTAGTTGCTTTAGCAGTAAATGATTGCAAAACTGGCGCAATCAAGGCGTTATAAGTGTTAACCTTCTTTTCACCGATTGATTGGCCAACCAATGCTGTCAAATCAACTTGTGTGTCAGCAATAGACTCTTCAGACAAAGGAATTGCACCACGATACGTGGTAACTGACCAATCTATTTCCTTGAAAGTTGGTTCTGCTAACTTAGGATTTTCTGCCAGTTCAGCGACAGAATTGAAACGATCAGTAGCACGTTGCAAAATAGGATACTTACCACTTGGAGTAGTAACTG